TGCCTCCATCACCCCTGCCACCACCACCCCCACCCCCACCCCTGCCACCACCTCAACAACTTATAAAAAGACCAATAGCGGGAATGAAAGGTGGAAACATGCAGGGTGCGGGACCATTTGATTCATTTGGGTCATTAGAGGATGATAGGGGTAAGGATATAGCTAGGAGAATGCAGATGCAACAAGCTACGGGGCAAGGCGTAGGACAAGGCGTAGGACAAGGTGTAAGAGGGAATACAGAAAATGTAGGGACATCCACTCTTGCAAATCGTGTAGCTTTAGATTCAGAACCGTTCATTGCATCATTGGTTAAATTTAATAATTCGGGTTTTCCAAATAATTCTACTATAAAAAATAAAGTAGATACATTTTTTAATATAAGTTTATTCAAAGCATATTTAAAAAGATTAGGACAGCCGATTAAATTATATGGACCAAATAATACTATTATTGATCCTTATAGTATAAGTGTATTTAAACCAGCAGATAGCGGAAGTGGCACAAGTGGCACAGGTAGCACAGATAAAGATAAAGTATATTTAACCGATACTCAAGTAGGTGTCCAAACAGATGAAAAAGAATATATTACAAACTGGTTTCCTTTACAACAGAAACAACAACAACAATTCCCACTTATAGGATCAATATATTCATTTTTATATATAAAACCTACAGAACAAGAAAGTAAACAACAAGCAGACCTTAATCAAAAAATATCAAGACCATCTACGTTAATGGTTAAACAAGGTGATAATTATAGTTTAATAGGAGGAATAATAAATAATAAAAAAAGAATTATTACAGGTTCTCTTAATACACAATCATATAGCGACGAATGTAACTCTGAAACATCAAGTCAAAAAGTAGACGAGACTATTAATGCATATTATAAAACAATAACAGGACAATCTAGTCTACCACAAGCTACTATTTCTAGTTCAGCAAAAAAATTTATATATATTCCTCCAAATGTGGCAACTACACCTACACCTACTATCGAGGCAGATAAAAAACCAAAATGTCCTCCCCCTGAAAATTTACCGACCGTAGTATATTCTAGACAAGTTTCAAAAAGCCAGATTGATTCAATTATTGAAAGTTCTAAAACGATGTCAAATGAATTGGTTACAGTTCCTATTGTCGATTTATATAATATAATATCAGGAAAAGTAAAAAATACCGCTATATTGGCAAAATTTGAAATAGATGATAACACAAAAAAAATATTACAATATGTATTTAGAATTCTAGAAAAACAAAATTTGTTATCTACTATTGTCGGACAACAAGGTAAACAAAAAGATGAATTTTATGATGATAAAAAAAGAATAGAAGAATTGCAAGAAAAGTTATCACCTGCATCATTTGAAGAACTAGATTCAGTTATCAAACACAATATAAATTTTATTTTAAATATTATTTTTTCTAATAAAAACGCTTTTAGATATTTGAATATCGACTATATAATAGATTATATTGAATGGAATAAAATTTTTAAACAATTAAATAAAGTATTATTGAGCTATAAAGTTGCATATTATATCGAATTAACATTATTTCTTGAAAAATTAGAAAAAGGTAAATTACCTATCGATCGCGATGCCACATTAATGTCATCGTGTGCTGTAAGGGGTGCACAACTTAATAGAATATGGACGAAAAAATTCTTAGAACAAGATTGGTCAAGAGTTGGGAAACAAATTGCTTCGTCATTTAAAACTACATCCAAACTTCCTTCTTTAACCGATATTCTTCCCGGTTTTATTAAAAACGCCTTACAACTCGATTCAAATCAATTAATGTCTCCATTAAATCCTGGCGTAAATCAAATATCGGTTGTTCAATATTGTTTTTTGGGACAGGAGCAATTAATCGAAGAAATATTTAAAAAAGTCGAAAATTCTTTTGCAGGAGTATCGTGGAAAAATGAAAATTCATGGGAAAAACGTAAAGAACGACTATTTGCTTCAATGGATATTTGTGATTCGGATATATACTGCTTTCAAAATGTTCAATGTTCTTTAAAAGTTTATAGACAAATAATTGAGGAATTAAAGCAACAGATAGTGGGTAATGACAGTGATGATGCGAAATCTAAATTAGACGACTTATTACAAGATATTGGAAAGAATAAAACACAAATTGAAAGAGTAGATAAATATACAGCAGATATATTGCCAAAATTATTACAAAATATAACAGATCCTACAAATTTAGTAGCACAAATATATGCGAAATATCAAAATGCATATGAGTTTGTTTATTTTTTTGAACAAAATGTAAATGGTTATACATTATCTCCTGCCGACTCACAAAATATAGCTTTAGGACATCTTACCATGGTAAAAAAATCTAAATTTAATGTTATACATCAATTTGATATTAGAATGGGAAGTGTTATATATAACAATAAAGATAAATTTGGAAATATTTCTGAAAGTGATATAAAAATATTCGACCCCGTTTTCAAGAATACATCATTTGCTACAGTAACATATATTGTTTTTAAAAGGGGAAAACATTTACAAGTTTTTCCACCTCTACAATCCAAACCCGCACCCGCATCCACAACCACAACCACATATACTTCAGGAAAAGAATTACCTGGAGCTGATGAAAAAAAAGAATTTAATGATGCTGTAAAAAAGGCAGACGCAGTAGATAATATTGATTTTAATGTGGCAGATAAAGAAATAGAAGATGACGGTCAAAATGATGAACCGGAAGCTGAACAAAATGTTGAATCAATATCACTAGAAGGCGGAGGTGATAATAACGATGCAAACCTTGAATGGTATAATCGCAGCGATGCTAAAAAGTCAGAGTCACCCATATTTGGATTGTTCAATAGAGGAAAACCTGATGATAATTCTATAAGTGACAAAAGAAAACCTAATGATCCTACGTGCACTACTAAATATACGAATCCTAGTTATATTCCAATGTTACAAAAAATTGGAATTATTAATATTAAATTAGATACGGCAAAAACACTTGCTGAAATTAAATCAAAAACACCTGCTCCTGCTGCTCCTGCTGCTGGTGCTGCTTCCAATGCTGATGCTGCTCCTAAAAATATTGTTACTAAACAAATGATAGAAGTATTATTAATATCGGCATTTTTTGCAAAATTTCGTTCTAGATATTATTTATCTGGATCTACAGATGAAAATCCTATTTTTATTGGAGGAGATTTTAATTTTGATATTAGCGGTGATTTAGGAAAGGGTAATATTACAAAAATATATGAGTCGGCACCTGCATTGCAATTATTATTAGCAAGAAGTAATTTAAGAATACGCGATTTGTTTAAAGTTTATCCATCTTTAAAATTAGATTCTTTTCCAAATATAATATCAGATTTTGTTTTTAATATTACAATTTTAAATTATTTATATGGTGGTATCAATAAAAAAGGAAGATTCGGATTAACCGGGTATTCAAAACTTAATTATCCATATGACCAAATGTTTGGAAATACTTATACATATCAAGACAGTGATAAGAAATCCGTAAATAAAAGTCAATTTATTTTTGCTACAGGTAAATTAACATTATGTTCTAACGAAATTATGAATAAAATAGTAAATTCAGATACGAATGAAGGCTTACCCGATTTTCCAAATAAATCGAATCCGTCAAATAGTAATGCAATAGGATGTGTTTTTCAGGTAGATACTTTTAAATCAAAATTTGCAATACAAAAGTCTGCTGAAGCAGAAAAAGCCGCCCAAGAAGCTCTAAAAACACAAAATTTTGATGACGATAAAATAGCGGTTATTGAAAATTTGTCGTATGCACCAGCAGCATCATCATCATCATCATCATCATCATCAGCACCAGCATCATCATCAGCAGCAGCAGCAGCATCATCATCATCATCATCATCATCAGTAGCAGCAGCAGCAGCATCATCATCATCATCATCATCAGCAGCAGCAGAAGCAGTAGCAGTAAAGGGTTTAGGCACCACCACATCACCACCGCCACCACCACCAGCACCAGGAGCATCACCAGCACCAGGAGCATTGGAAGCATCACCTGCAGCATCATTAGTAACAGGATCATCAGCACCATCCGCGGCATCATTATTTGGAACATCAGCAGCATCTGGAGCATCAGCATTTGGATCATCATCATCATCATCATCCACAACAGGAACATCATCTGGAGAAGCACCTCCAGCAGCATCATCCACAACAGGAACATTATCCGCACCAGCATTATCAGCAGCAGCATTCCCGGCATTTGGATCATCAACAGCATCATCCGTAGCAGCAGCATCTGGAGCATCACCATTTGGATCATCAACAGCATCATCCGTAGCAGCAGCATCTGGAGCATCACCATTTGGATCATCAACCGCATCATCATCATCAGCAGCATCAAAAGCAGCGGCGGCAGCAGCAGCGGCAGCAAAAGAATCTATGGACGATTCTACTCCACTTACACCGGATAAATATATACAAATAGATAAAAAAAATTTAATAAATGGTTTATATACTGAATCAGATAAAAAAACATTAAAATCTCCATTTGAAAATTTAGTATTTGTAGAAAAAACAGGTCAGCCACAATATGAATATTTAACAGATATGAAAATGGATGATTGGGAAAAAGAAACAAATAAAGATAAAATTTATTCCGATCATGCACCAATTTTATATAAAATTAATAATCCAGATAGTATAATACCTAGTGGTGGTGGCGGTGCCGTTGATGGTGAAGTAATGGAAGCAATGGAAGGAGGAGCAGTTCCAATAGATGCAATAACATGGAATATTGGTATGATTGGCGTAAAATCACAAAAAGGATATTTAACTCATAAGTTTCACGGAGAAATAGATGAAAGACCTGATCAATATGAACAAAGATTAATAAATATCGCAAAAGCAATTAAAACCATGATGGATACAAAAACAGGAACAGGACCTGAATATACAATAATACAAGAAGGACCTACATTTGATAAAAAAGTAACAAATAAATATGTAGACTTATTTAAAAAAAAAATTAATGATTCAGGGTTAAATATTACGGAATCTTTATATAATTACAATGGTAAAGGAGGAACTTCTACTTCTACATCTGAATTTTATTTAATTACAAAAAATTCTGATAAATCGACATACGTAAGTTCAGGATTAAAAATGATTAGTGGTGAAGCAAGTTTTTCATCAAACGAAACAGTTAAAAAAATATATGAGGTGTTAACTGCTACTACACCCAAAAAAATTGATATTAAAAATTATTCTATTGAAAGTATTAAAAATGACCTTTCAAGAACATGGTTTTTTATAAACACTAGTAAAAAAGAGATACTTGTATCTGTTCATTTTGGATTGAACACCCTAGATATTATTACAGATAAGGAAAAACGAAAAATGTATATGAGACAGGAGCAAATATACACATTATTAAATGCTATTGTAGAAACTATTAGAAAAGATCCTACGTATAAAGATTATGATATTTTATTTAGTGGAGATTTTAATGTCAATATGTTAGAGCCTTTTCCAATTGGTATTCCGCCAAAATTTTTAAAATGCTCAAGTGTTCCTGGACAAAAAACGTTCATATATACCAGTAAATACAATGCCCCATCTGCATTTGGAGATAACAAGGGGGGATATAATCCGACAAATATCGATTTTACTATATTTTATCCTAAAGTTACCGATATAGTGCCTGTTGTCACTGGGTCTGCGCCTACACTTGGTAGTCCCATACTTATAGTTAATACACCCACTCCCCAATATTCAAAAATTGTTACTTACACTCAAAGTTCTGAATCATCCGATGTTAGTTCGGTTAAAACAGATGTTTGTTTTAAAAAAATAAAAGAGTGTTTTAAAAGTGTGTGGGAAAATACACATAATGTGTTTGATAAAGGTAGTTATATATATAATAATAAAAAATATACAATTAATAAACAGGTTTTTAATACAATAAAACCAACAAAATATGATTACAATAAACTAACAATTAGTGGAAAAATAACACAATCAAACTCATCCAAATTTTATATAGTATGTGGAGACTGTCTTAAAGTAGCTGAAGTTTTAGTAAAAGACAAAAAAATATCTACATTGGTTGTTGATGCGGGAAATAATACTAATTTTGGAGGTGGATATAAACACGGCGCCGGAGCGCAAGAAGAAGATTTATGTAGAAGAACAACATTATCATTTGTTGATAAATTAGAAAAGAGTCTTACTACTCTTTATCCAATTAATAATACTAGTAATGATCAAATAGGTGGAATTTGTGTAAATGATATAACAGTATTACGTTCAAATATAGAAAAATCAAACCAATATGGTTTCGAATATATAGATAATCCTTTTGATATAGGAATAGGTATTATAGCTGCTGAGAATTATACCACTAGAAATGATAATAACCCACATTGGACAAGTTTTTATAAAATAAATTCAACAAGTAACAAATTAGAATATGATAGTAATAAACTTCCAATACTTGATGTATCTAAAAACCCAAATTATGATACAATATATACAAAAGACTTAAAAAATATATATATAAAAAGGTTTAAATTATTATTTTTTATGGCATATGTTAATGGGCATAAATCGGTAGTATTAATTCCCGTAGGTGCGGGTGCATTCAATAATGATCCTAATTTTATATCTGATTGCATTTATGAAGCATTATATAATAATGATAATAATAATTTTAATAAATCATTGTCGTCTTCATCGCTATCACCACCACCACCATTTAAATGGATAGATATGTTTGAAGTTGTAGTCATATCAGTAATTAATGATCATAATTCTACCTATAATGTAGACATATTTAAAAATTTTTTTATAAAAAAATTATCAAAAAGTGACATTTATAAAGATACTATAACTGATTTTAAAAATGTTTTTGATAAAATATCACCTACACCAGCACCTACGCCAGCACCTACGCCAGCACCTGCAACAGGGTTATCAATAACCAGTGATGATATATTATATTCTAAATATGATAAGGAACTCGATTATAATGATACTACAATAAACGGACAAAAATTTGTTACATTTTGGAAACCATCTAGTGCCGAGGATGGAAATGGATTTTGCGGAAACTGGTATTATGCTCCCTTTATTGCATATATACCATCATTTAATGATTTATTGACAAATGAGTATTTTAGATATGATAATAGTAAACATGATGATGATAATCAAGAATGTGCTAAAAATAGATTAACCAGTATAACTCAATCTGCTGGTAAAAAATTTTCAACAAATTTTAAACCATTTTTATTTTTTAATTCAGAGCATTTTTTTATGTATGTAAAGGCGTTATATTTAAATGATTTTATTGCCATGTATGCATTATTAATTATAGGTATTCATACAGATGGTATACTTGATATGTTTACACCTAAACAACCCGGACAAATATTAGATTTAACTACATATAAAGATAATATAATTTATAAAATATTATATGACGCTATAGAGGCAAAAATATTATATGAAATAAATGAAGATTTTAAAGGTAGGAATACAATGCCTGGGGGAAAATATCTACCAGGCTATAATATGCAATCTGTTCTTTCATCATATTATAAACAAATAGGAGGAGCTTATTTCCATACAAACAATGGAGATCTAATAAATTTAATTTATTCAGCACTAACTGATAAAACTACTGTTACTGCTTCATCATATAGGGCGACTGATTTGGATAATTTAAAACAATTAGCTACTAATTCGTTATTTGTTAATGATATTGTAAAAATAAATGATATAATAACTGATAAAACTACAGAATCTACCATTAAAAGTTATAGTTATAGTGGGAGCGGTTCAACACCACCCAAAATCCCTGGTATTATGTTTTATGGCGACCATTTTAATACAAATATAAATGCCCGAATGAAAAAAGGAATAGAATTTAAATTTTTTTCAAACCCCGATTTGATGGCTAAGTTTATTGAAAAAAGTGGAAATAATAGAGAACTTATTTTTGTAGAAGCGTCTCCATATGACGATATTTGGGGGATTCATTTAGATAAGGCAGAATTTAAAACAAATATTGATAATGGTTCATATGCAGTAGATGGTGATGGAAAAGTAACAAAAGGTGAATATGAGAAGAAAATTTCAGATGGCACAACTATATCAAAACAACCAAAAAATATGCTTGGACAAATTTTGACAGAACTTCATAAATTATATATTACCATAGAAGATATAAGTAACAATCAAGATATTAAGAAAATTATTTCTGAGAAAAGGGCACTAGTTACGGGTCAGGTTCCGGTTACTGCTCCGGTTTCTGGTAAGGCACCTGTTACTGCTCCGGTTTCTGGTGCGATCATTCCTATGTCGGTACCTTTACAAAACGAAGAAGGTTATTATTGTTACCAAAATGTAGGATTTCAGTTGCTATTTTCAATCGATTCTGTAAAAACATTTGCAAAAAAAACAGAAGAACAAATAACAACAATATCAAAAAATTGCAATATATTTACTAATAAAAAAGATATGGAAAATTGTAAAGGCGTTTTTATAAATGCTTACCATGTGTTACATATAATGGATGAACAATTAAAAAAAACCCCAATTGTTGCACCCGATGCTTCTAAATATAAATATGAATTACAAATAATAAAAAATAGTGAATTAAAGGACGTAGATGGACAAGCAGATGCAGCAGATTTTTTGTCGTATTTATTATTAACATATTTAATAAAAGATACAGATATATCTGAAAGTATTTGTTTTGACACATCTAGCATAACTTTATGTTCTGATGATAATAGAATAATTTATCAAAATCCTAATATTGTAGTAGATAGTTGTTTATCATTATTAACCGTTGGAGATAGTATACAAGAATGTATTAATTTTCATTTTACTCCTATTAATTTAGATATAAATACTGATATTAAGACACAAACATATAAACAGCAACAAGATCTTGAAGATGAATCTAAATGTAAAAAAGAAAAAATGTTAGTAAAACCTGTAATTGATATTCATGATAAACAAAAATATTTGATTATTATATTAAAACGTTATAGTCAAGATGGTACAAAAATTGATAAAAAAATTAATGTAGATGAACAAATAACTATTAATAAAGATACTCGATTTGGTAAAACAGTAAATTTTAAATTAAGAGGAGTAATATGTCATCTGGGTAGTTCAAAAGGTGGTCATTATGTATATATATCCATAGAAAACGATAAAAAAATATTATACAATGATGATCAACCACCCACCTTTTTTAAAAACAATATTGATATGACAAAACTAGGATACATATTTTTATATGAAAGAATACAAGAAACAGCACTCCTGGTAGCAGGAGGAAGTAACACCATTCCACCAAAATCTAAACCCAATCCCATCCCCATCTCCAAATCTACAATTAAAATAACATCAAATAAAAAACCCAATAAACGGACAAGGACAAGAAAGCATGAAAATAAAATAACACATAAGTTAAAAGAAAATAATAGTAAAAATAAAAATAAAAAGAAAACAAGAAAACATATACATAAAAATACAGTAATTGCAAAGTAATTGCGCGGCAATGGCATGGTAATGGCATGGTAATACTCTGTATAATCTTTATTCATTATAAGTTCAATATTTATTATAATGAATATATATCAAAAAAACCACAATCCACTCCTCCAACAAAATCTAGAACAAAATCTAGAATTTATTTTTCAAGAACCGGTATGTGAAATATGAAATGAAAGAAACGCATAATGATAGCGGGATTGTTTCATAGGGTTGATTGCATATTTTATTGATAACTAATGCACTTGTTACCGGTGCATCTAAGAATGGACTTAAAAATGATGTCATACCTAAATACATGAGATTTTGAGGAAGAATGGGTGTATATTTGGAGAATACCGATCCAAGTCCGCAGCCGATTGTCATGGTAGGAATAACAAGACCGCCCGTTAGCCCCGCCCCAATAGATACAATACAGTTAATTATTCTCCCAAAAACACTATACGGATTGAATCGATTAAGTGTATCAAATTTCCCTTCTTTTTCCAATTTTCGTAGTTGTTCCAATTCTGCCTGATTATTTGACTTTTCTAATTCTTTTAATTTTTGTTGATTAATAACGGCTTGAAACCCTTCATTTATAGCAGACTCTCCGATACCCATAGTTAAAAACCCCAATTTTTTAATAATAAAAGCAATCAAAAAGCCAAAAGCTATAACATAATAATTATTATATTTTGAGTTTTTAATATAATCAAATGAATAATTAACAGATTTAAAAAACAGTAACGATAACACTCCCATAAATGCAGCAAATAATGCAATATATCCAAAATTATACGATTGAAAAGTAAGCTTATCTATTTTTATCAAATCATCGGTTTCTCCTACCAAATAGTAAATAAATGGTATAGCACAAACCATAACACCGAAATTAGAGAAAAAGTTTATATCTGTATTTATTATCATATGTTCTAAAATGTATGTAAATGTAGAAATCATCGAGCCATATACAATCGTAAACCCCATTGCATATCCTAAATATACGATTAATTCAGTATATATATCACTCAATCCTAGTATTTTTTTAGATTTAAAGTAAACATATAGTAACAAACATATCGATGAATATATAATTACGCCTTCGTCTCCTAGACCTACACCTGCCGAAATTGCTAGTAGAGAAAATATGTAAATTGCGATATTGGAAATACCTCCCACAAATAAATCATTTTTAGAATAAGCAGTAGCATGTTTATTTACACTATCAATCATTTTTTTAATATATAATTCAAAATATCCATCTGCTAATTCGAATGTATTGGCTTTAGATGCTATCCAAAACATGATAGGAACATATAAAAATATGTATTTCGGGAAATTAACTAAATTATATTTTGTATTTTCTTGAACCGTATTATATATTTTTAGAAAATTTTTATTTATAAATATTATTACAAATATTGCAACAATAAAGAATATAATTGTTTTAAATATTGTAAAATTTGCGATAGTAGTCATTGTAGTATTGGTTATATTTTCGATGTAGTATATGTAGTATATATATGTATAAAATTCGGTATAATATAATTAGGTATAATATAGCTGTATAATATTATTTAACATTATTTAATATTTCGTTAAAAAGCAAAATATAAAATACAAAATATTACATTACATATCTTCAATACCATCCCCAAATATATCATTAAATGCAATCATCATTTGTTCAATATATGACGAATTTGTTGCAAGAGAATTGCATACATTTTCTGAAATAGCGATAGCTAATTCAACACGACAAAAGAATTTCGAAAATTGTAAATTATGTGTTCTCAATATTTTATTAATTTCATAAATCTCTTCTCCTCCGAAAAATTTAGAATCGACGCTTAATACTCTACCACATACAACTGAAATATCGTTAACTAGAGCTATTAGTATTTCCTCTTTTATCGATTCATTATCGCACGTTTTTGCGTTTACCGGAACTATATTTTCAGATAAACTTTCTACAATAAATTTCGCCAATTCAATGTGATCTCTACTAACAAGGATTTTAAAAAACATAAAAAATACATTCTGTTCTTCTCTTGTCATTGTGCCTATAATACCATAATCTATTATACCTATTCTTAATCCAGGAGACGTGTAGCTAGACTCGTCGATGATATAGTCATCTTTCATAAAAATGATATTACCTGAATGTAAATCAGCATGATATATCGAGTCGTAAAATACACATTTTAAATTAAATTTGGATAATATTTTAGAATATTCATATTTATCACATGGTAAAATATGTTCAATTCTTTTGCCTTCTAATTTTTCCATTATAATAACACATGGATTAGTTTCGGTAAAATATGAATATACATTTGGTATACAAATCGTTTTAACATCTTTAAATTTATCACGAAAAAGTTCTATATTTGCAACTTCATTTAAAAAGTCTAATTGTTTTGTCATTATTTCGCGATTTTCTTCGAATAAGTCTTTTATATTTAAATCGCAAACATATGGTATTTTTTCACATATATTTACTAGTAAATTTAATTCATTCATTGATTTATTAAATTTTTCGATAATATTGTTACGACGATATTTAATAATAATATTCTGTCCATTTAATTTACCAGTATAAACAAGTGCAATATTTCCTGATTTAATAGGAATTTCACTATCGATACAAAGATCGTCTCCATTATTTCGCGCAATATTAATTAAATCGTATAATCCATTATAGTTGATTTCGGATATATCGTATTTTACATTATCAGTATACGTAACAAAATGATGGAATAATTCATTATCGACTAAATTATTACTATTTGCAAATGCTTGGAATATTTTCGTAAAAAATATGTTTTTTTCCGACATTTTTATAGTAATACCCTTTATCATATTATTATAATCTTCTTGTGTTTTTTTCGATAGTTTATAAGTTAAATAATATTTTGCATATATTCCCATAACACTTGTTAAAAACCACGAATTAGATAAACCATGCATAAACGATGATTTTATATTATTAAAAAAGAAATGCAAATTATTCAATATTTTATTCTTTATGTCTGTGGTTGTATTTGTATCACCGCGATCATCGCCATTGTGTTCATTGTCTTCATTGTCTTCATTATCAGGATTTTCGTGTATATACGTTTCTGATTCTATATCATTACTAACAGCTTGCGTTGGTTGCGTTGGTTGCCCTACTTGAGTCATTTGTTTTAATCTGTGATACATAATATGGTGTTACTAATATATGTATTTTATCTTTATATATTTACGTATTTGAATATTAAACATTGAATATTGAATATTTAATATTTAATATTTAATATTTAATATTTAATATTTAATAATAAAAATCCGACCCCGTTATGCTATTTCTATAAATTGTTTTAAATGTAAGAACATTTTTTTCATAATAAGTCCCAGTATATTTTCCATATATATAGGTAATGTGTGTGCTAATTCGAATTTGAAAATATAATTTATATTTATTTTATGATTTGATTCGAAATTTATAATCATAGTTGATATAATATTTTTAACTTTTTCATAATTTTGCACCTCTTCTGCGTAAGGATAGTCTATATCTACACTTGTATATATATGTTTTTCATTTGTAATATTAGCAATTGTGCGTATATACATATATTTCGGCTTAATCCCCAATTCTTTTCCAAAAGGTTTAAATAAAAAAAGCACCTCGATTTCATTTGGGGAAATCCATTTTTTTATTTCTATTTTTTCGAAATTAGCTTTATTTAAATTGAAAAGTAAATCATACATATTTAGATTTATTATATCATGTAAATTTTTCTTTTTATTTTCTAAATTAAATTGTAACAAAAATATATTACATGATTTTTCTCGTTTTAAATATACTTGTTCTTTTGTGCAAACGGTTTTAAAATCATAATTATATATTTCTTCGATCATATTGTTTTTTATTTGTTGTTCCATTAACAAACTATTAGTGCCAACCATATTCATTATAATCTGTTTTACTTTATTTCTAAATACTGTTAAAATATCTAAATAATATTATAATTAAATTATAACTTAATCATATTATTGTAATATTATTGTAATATTATTTTAATATTATATTTTTATATATTATAATATACAAAAGGTAAAAACAGTAACAACGTCAACAAACACAATGAGTAAAACAGGATTATCACAGGTCACAAAGAATAATAATAATACGGTAATATCATATATTTTATTACTTGCTCCAATCATACTGGGTATGGGTTCTGGTTATTTTGTATCTCGTAAAAAAATCCCCAAAGTTAAATCCCCATATAACCCCCCCTCATGGTTATTTGGTGTTGTATGGCCAATATTATATTTATTATTAGGCTATTCATCTTATATAATATGGAACAGTAGTGTTGTAGATGCAAAAACTAAAACAACGTATTTATTTCTATATGCTATTCAGGTTATATTGGTTATGTCATGGTGGCCATATTTTATATATTTTCCGAATAAATTATTTGCAACAATAACTCTAATATTATTAGCTATATTTGCAGGTGTAGTTGCTTTACTTTTTTTCACGATTGTTCCACGTGCTGCTTACTGTTTAATACCGTATGTTATTTGGCTATCATTTGCTTCTTTTTTAACATCACAGACGTGAGGTGAATATGATAATATACTTAATATATGCATATTATTATATGTGATTCAAATTTATCTGTGATTGATTTATTATATAATTGAATTTTTATGTTATTTATTTTTTATATTGGTTTATTATATGTTTACATGCTCGAAATAGTATCAAAATTTAATGAGTTATCTAATACAAAAATTTATAATATATGTTTCTTTTTAATTGGAAGTATTATATTTACATTATCATATATATTTCAAATAGTAAATGAAAAACCATGTAAAAATTTATTTGGAGAAATACTTAGATGGCTGCATCATTTATTTATATACTTTATATTTTATGGATTTTTAGCCCCAGCTTCTATTTTATGGATCACAACAATTTTATTAATTATTACTTTATTATCATGGATAATGACAAATAATACATGTTTTGTTACTACTTTAGAAAATAAATTATGTAAATTAAATAAAAATCATATATTTCACGATTTATCATATTATTTACTAAGAAATATAGATAAATTTATAGCAAAGAATCGTATTAAAATTTATTCTGTGGTTTGTATAATTATATTTTTACGATTATATGATTATTATGTGCCCAATGCGTCAAATGCGTCAAATAAACATACAAAAATAAAAATTCATGGACATCGTGGAGCGAGTGGTATGCTCCCTGAAAATACACTAGCTGCTTTTAAATATGCTATAGAAAATAAAATAGATGTATTAGAGTTAGACCTTCAAATGACAAAAGATAAAGAAATTGTAATTTATCATGATAAAAATATAAATACAGATATTTGCAATGGTATTAGCAAACCTATAAAAATGTTATCATTAAACGAAATAAAAGAATACGATTGTGGTTCTAAGAAAAATGTAAATTTCTCCGAACAACAACCCATATCAGGTGAAAAAATTCCAACTTTTATAGAGTTGATTCATTTAATTCAATCAGAATACAAATATAAAACAATAGAAATGAATATTGAAATTAAAACGGAAAAATCTCTCGATACAGACGACGAAGTATATGAATTTTCTAATAAATTAATAGATATTCTTCATAAATATAATATTACCAATAATGTTATTATCCAGTCTTTTGATGTAAGGGCTTTAAAAGATGTTAAAGAAATAGATCCCTCAATAAAAACATCATATATAATAGAAGAGTTATCATCTCTTGATAACTTGATACAAATATCAAAACAATTAGGTGTTAAAATAATATCTCCTGAATATAAATTAATGAATAAAAATATTGTCACGCAATTACATGAAAATGGTTTCGAAGTATTACCATGGACAATAAATGATATTAATATATCAAAACAAAATATTGAATATGGCGTTGATGGTATTATAACAGATTACCCTAAACAGCTAAAAGACTATATAGATTCTCTATAGAAATGCTCTATTATACATCGAAAATTTGCTCAATATTTTTAACAAGATTTACTTTATTTAAAACCATTTCTTGGTTTATTTTATATTCGGCAATATATTTGTTAGGGTTTCTTAAAACAGTATTGATAATGACTATATCTCTAGTAATATTTCCTGTAAGTGGAATTGTGTGTTTGGGGAAATATTCTTCTATTTTTTTACACCCCCAATAAAGCGGGATTGTATTATTGATAAAAGGGTTTATTATTTTCTCGGTAAAATAGTGTGCATGACTCGTATTTTCAATTGCGATTGTAAACATGTAATCTTTGCACATTTCCTCCATTGTTTTGAAACCACCTTTAATATATTTACTATCAGGGAATTCTCGTTTATAAATATCGACCCCGTTACCCCATATATCGATTGGCCATTTATATTTTAGAATGTGTTGAACGATCATATGGCGATATCGGTGTCCCGGTGTATATGTTTTTTTTGAAACCATAATCGACATTAGTTTAGATTTTTGTGGCGTGAATGGTGGCGGCTTAGGGGTTTCATAAAATATAAAACCGTGATGTCCTACAAAAGTAGGTGTCGGAAATTTATCAACGCTTCCGATAAAATATTTCCCGATATTTTTAACGGCATATTCAATAAAATTATTATGATGAATTTTTAGAAATGGAGTATCGTGTGGTTCTTGAGCAAACCCGATGACATTTTTAGCATCTACTTGTAAATTTTCAGGTGTAGGGCAGTTCAATATAATTGCATGCGTATATGTTTCGGTTGTTGTAAAATATATTTTCTTGTTTTTTCCATAATAGTCTATATTTTGAACAAGACATTGTCTTTCGTATTCTTGTTTGCAGTGTCCAGAAGAACAATAATCGCTAAAAAATTTAATTCGTATATATTTCGATTTAAAATCGTCTACTATTTTTTTGAACTCTGCGGTTTCATAGCATTCTTTATAGTGTGTAAGGATTTTTGAGTCTATATGTTTTACTGTTATATCGCTGATATTATATAAAACGCAATGATGAATAGCACATTGAATCCATAAAGCATTTAATATGAATTCGATATTCGTATTTTTGGATGTGTATGTGGATATTGATACACACATAGATGTCTCTAGATATTTTAAAATACTTTTTTTAATAACTACGGTAGAATTTATAAACGGGTTTATTTTTAATATATTATGATGGTATAATTCTCCTTCTGGGATACAGGATATTACGTTTTGACAACAGCTCTTACTCCCTATAACATCTATCCGATTAAATTTTAAAATAATACTTGATTGTAATTCTAATTTATTTGGTGCCCAAATATCATTTATATTTAAAATAGCGATATAGTTGTATTTGCATTCATTTGTAGATGCTTTTATGATTGCTTTTAATGGCGTATTTATATCACTATCATAATATTTTATAATGTCTATACGACTGTCAATTTCTTTATAGTTTTGTATTGTCGGATTGTCTGAATATGAAACATTATATAATACGATTTTTAATTCCCAATCTTGGTATTTTTGATTTATGATTGAAGTTATAGAATCATCAAAAGATTTTTCAGTATAATTATTTGTATTTTCGCCGTTATCACTATTGTCAATTAATGCTATTATAGAAATCATTTATATTTATAATACATATATAATGTTTATACAATTTGTATAAATATTATATACAAAGGTGTAACTGTAATTGTAATTGTAATTGTAATTGTAATATTCTCTAGTTCTCTAGTTCTCTAAATATCTAAACTAATTGTATTTCGTTCAGATTTAGGTTTACGTTTTGATTTACTGGGCATATTCTCATTTTGTAAATCTTTCATGTCGGATATACTAATTGTGCTTCCTTTATCTTCAGATGCTTGATTTGTGTTTGAATTTGAATTTGAATTTGAATTTGAATTTCCAATATTCACAGACTTAGTTTTCAAACCAGATAGAATATTACCAATATCAGAAGGCCCTCTCATTTCAGGACGTGGATTTTGGGGAAGAGGTGGAGGAGCCCCACGCGATGATTTTGATTCAAAAGGATTAATATAATTATCGGACAGGTTAACACCATCATTCATATTTCCTCTTCCAAAATTCAAATCAGGGCGGTTTGAAATATCACCCTCTCTTCTAGGAGGAGGAATTGAATTCGGACCCTTTGTTGCCACTGGAGGAGGGGGCGGGCGTTGATTATTAAAATTGCTAGGTGGCTGCTGTTGTGCTCCACCACCCCCCATACCACCCATCATATCTCCCATAAAGTTACCGAAATTGGGTGATGATTGTGACATGGTATTTACAGCGGCTTGTGTAAATTGTTTCATAAGCTCGGGATTTTGGCGCATAATATCGTCCATACCAGGCATGGCGGATTTAAACATGGTATTTGTCATATGAAGCATAATCGCGCTTCCTCCAAGTTGGAAAAGAAGTTTCAATTCTGGTGCCATCTTTGCTTTTGATTTATATTTCTCATGCAACTCGGCAAAAATCTCATCATAATCGTCTACATTTTCATTGATTTGTTCCGACCATCCATCGAGCTTCAAATCAAATGGATCAAATTTATTATTTAAAAATTCTATACCTGTAATTGCCGTCATAAGAAGTTTCTGCTGAAATTTAATACTATTTTTCTTTTCTCTTTCTTCTACATGCGTCTCATATTCGCCCTTCATTTCAAGAAGAGACGACTCCATTGTATATTTTTTTGTAAGACGAATCCCTTTCGTCTCTAATTCTTCTAATTTTTGAAGAATCTTAAATTTCTCGCGAAGTAATTCTTCTTTCGACATTTGCGGTGTTGAATCAATCGGTGCATCAGGATTCATAGGAACGTTACTGAATTTACCGAATCCGTCCCATGTTTTTTTATCGGGATCTGTATTTGCAGTGGATGCACCTACGCCGCTAGTATTGCTTCCGCCGATAGGTGGTCCACTTAATCCTCCAATATTAAATTTAGAATCGGAATATCCACCATCGCTCTGATCATCATTATTATCATAACTGTTTAATTTTATAGACCCCCCTCCGCTAAATAAATCAGATTTGAAATTCTTTGTTACTTTATTTAGATTTACAGAATCTGATAATTCATTTAATTCATCCTCCAATTCAGTCAAATCTTCCAATCCGATATTTCCATCACCGCCACCACCACCACCACCTCCACCTCCACCTTTACCACCACCCGATTTTAGTTTATCATTCATTAAAAGCTCTAAACCTCCTCCAAAGTTTACAGATTTACTTCCACCTCCACGGCCACCACCGCCACCACCGCCACCACCCCTATTCCCCCCCATAAAACTATTATCAAGATCAGATAAATTCCCAAGTTCAATGATTTCGTCAGCCATATTACTTATATTCTAGAACTTTAATTTTAAGTTTGTGCGCATTATAAATATATAATAATTATTGTAATATATAATAATTATTGTAATTAAATATTGTAATTAAATATTGTGTTATGATTTTCTATATTTTTTCTATATTTCTACAATGCAATATCAATATTTATCATTTTTTTTAATGTAAGATAATATATACCTTGTAAGAAACAATCCGCCAAATCATCTTTTTTTTTATTTTTTTCTAAACATCCTCTATATTTTTCAAATTGTGGTAATTTTTCTAGTAATTCTTTTGTTACTTCTACACTTTCTATTTTTCGTTCCGTATATGTTGTTTTCTTTTTCGTCATAAACATTTTTAACTTATTTGAAGCTGATATGAATTCTATGCATGGTGTCCCTCTCATTATAAAATATTGCGCTATCATACCTTGTAATGTCTTCATTCTACTCGCAATCGTGCTTATCTGATTTTCTATAATTACAATATCTATTTTATATTTTTCCAGCCCTCCCATTATTCCTATATCTCCTGAGTCTAGATTTGTATTTGTATAGGTATTTGTATATGTATTTGTATAGGGATTAATAAATTTATCTAATTCTGTCATCATATTTTTACCAAGCGTCAATAAATCTATCTGATCAGCACGTATATTTTCTATATTTTCTAAATAGTTTGTTTCTAATTCCCGCTGTATCATATCTAACATTTGTTCTTTTGTATTCTTCTGTCGTTTTTGTATCGTTGGATTTATTTGAGTTATAGATACATTTGGGGTATTTGGGGTATTATATACTAGAGACGTAAGAGGCTCGTGAGATATATCATAAATCGTTTTAATATTATATTTATCAATTATTCCCTGAATATCTACCAATTTTCTCTTTTTTACTTTTGTAATATCTAATTCACTAGGTGGTATTTTAAATTTACACTTTTTTGCATGTTTATTGCAATAATATTCACTTTCTATATATTCGATTTCATTTTCGTCATCATTTTCGTCACCATGTTCACCATCTTCGTTAGGAGCGATTTTAATCGTTTTACAATATTTGGCATTTTCACAACAGTTATTAAGTCCACCGTTGTTACATTTTTTAACTATAGGAGTGCATAAATTAATAACTTCCCATTGCAATACTTTATAGTCGCTCGTATTATTTGCATCATCGCTTACTTGGAATAAACAATATGCTAAATTTTTCATACCTACATCGAAACTAAGAATATTTTTCATTTAATATATTTAATATAATTTATATATTTTATATACAAAGTATATTTTTATATTTGTTTTACTTCAAGTATCTAGATTTCGGGACACGTCTTGTTCCATGTCCATTTTTTTTTACTGATTTTAATGCCATTTTATATGCTTTACTTTTTTTATGGTTACATCCTTCATCTAATATTTTAAAATCGACAGCAGCGCTTTTACCTCCTGTAATTGCACTAGCTAATCTAGCTCTCCCCCATGATTGTGCGCTTTGATTCGGACGACTACCTGAAGAATAGTATGCACCTTCACCTTTACTTTCTATTTTTTTTAACGCGTTTATGCTACATCCTGTTTTTTGTGATAACTCTTTTGATGGAACGATATGTTCTATGCCATATATTTTTCTTGCTCGCAAAATATGGGGTGATACTTTATGTGGATATGACTTCACATGTTTTCGTGTATAATATTTATGTTTTTTATATAATTTTCTAGATTTATCTAGTTGTTTTTTTTCATATGTAGTATCCCGCTTAGTTAGTATACTAGGTAAATATTTAGCTGCGTAATATTTTAGTTTTAGCTTCATTATTATCTTTGTTATTATCTTGGTTATTATCCTAATTATTATATTTTATTATATTTGTCTTAACAATATACTATTGCTTATATAATATAAAATTATTATATAATATAAAATTATTATATAATATAAAATTTGTATATAATATAAAATAAATAATAAATATATAGCTAATAAAATATTTTAAATGATAACAGGCATATATTTTAAACTTATATGTTTGTTTGTATTGTTATTTATAGTATGTTATTTTTCGGAAAGAATTATAAATAAAAAATCGTATGAAAAGGGGAAACCGATTAATAAAGTAGTAATACCTGATATTATCCAAGAAAATATACCAAATATGCGAAACTTGGATATTGTTAGTGATTTGTTTGTTTGTTTTATAACATTTACTTTTTTCGTTATATTTTTATTAAATGGAAATTACAAATATCTTATATTTTACTTTTTTGTGTTTTTATTGATGCGAATTATTACATTTATTTATTATATCTCTACTACACTTCCAGATAGCAGTAAGACGTGCACATATGGAACTGATTTTTTTACAACCGCGATGACAATGGGTTCATGTAACAATCTGGGAATTAGTGGCCATTTTGTAAATATAGTTTTTCAACTTGGGCTTCTTTATCGGTATTACGGTTCAGGATATTGGTTTCTTTATTTAATTGCATACATATTAGCATTTATGTTAATATGTGCATCTAGAAATCATTATACAATAGACTGTATTACGTCGACATTCGTAGCATTATTTTTTATTTATGAGATTAATAATATTCAAAAAGGGTTAAACTACGTAATCGGTAAAAAATATTTTAATTTGTGAGTTATTATTCAGGGATTGGTGCTAGACCAGCGTTTGGTGCTAGACGTCTTTTTCCTATACCCGTTCTGGGAACTAAGTAAACATTCTTATTTAAATCACTTACACGAATTGCACTTGAACTACGTTTACTTGCACTAGATGCCCTCGAAGCTGCGCTCGAAGCTGCGCTAGATGCTCTTGGAGCTCTCGAAGCTGCGCTAGATGCTCTTGGAGCTCTCGAAGCTGCACTTGGTGCTTTGGGAGCTCTCGAGGCTGCGCTTGGTGCTGCGCTATTTCTACTAGCTTCGGCTGCCTCACCAAAACTCATACCTTCACCTTTCTTTTTTTCATCTGATTTTTCCATTTCTGAACTTGAATGTTTTTGTGCCTCGTTTGTATATCTAGGAGAACCTGTATTAATTTTAATAACTGTTTGAAGACGTGCGTCTCTCTTTTTGGCAACGTTAGCTGCTTTAGGAGCAAGATTCAATCTTGCATTTGCAGCTCTTAACCTAACATTTATTGCATCAATTTCTGCACGAGCAGTTCTAGAAATATCTTCATCTTTAGATGTATAAGCTTTTTTTAATCTTTTTAAATCTTCAAATATTTTATGCATCTCTTTATCAGTCATACTACCATATAATGCATTTTTATATCGGTGTAGGTCGATGGTATAAGTTTGGGTTGGAATCATTATTTTTCCTTCTTTCTGATTTATAAGTTTTTCCTCATGACGTATAACTAGTGCCATAATAAGAGGATTTGTTGTATTTCTAAGATTATCAGTAAACACACATGCATCACCTGCACATATATGATATGACTCTTGCCTTGCACTTTTATTAGCAACCGATTTAACAGTATAGTCTCCAACTAATTTTGAAGATAATGATATAGGTATATCATGCGGATCTTGGGGATGTAATCGTTGATGTTCTGCATGCCTTGGTATTAATTCTAAATCTCCAATCATATGTGCTAACTTTTTGACAAACTGGTACTCTGCTCTGTATCCGCGATCATTTCTTCCTTTTTTACTTGTTTGGGTAGATGATTTTGGAGCTTGTGATTTAGGCATCCCCCCATATTGGTATAATTTTTTGGTTCTATGATATCGTTTATCTCTTCTTTTAGTCCCGCGACGATTATATTTTTGCCGAACCGTTTTCATATATTCTTATATATAATACAAAGATATATAATACAAGTATCTGAAAAATAATTATAATTAAAAAATATAATTATAATTATAATTATACACCCTTAATCCCCATAATCACCCATAATAACCCTAAATATATATTTAATTTTAATTTGCACGAGGAATACCTTGCATTAAATATTCAGACTGTGAAATAGAAGGTGCCATCATACGACTTTGCAATTCATGACGTGAAAGATAAACGTTTTTAAGATCACTTGTTTCATATCCAAAAGGCTGGCTATTATCTAACGCAGATGAAAAAACATAAGGTGTATTTGATTGTGTTACAGGATTTTGTGCCCCTGTATACATGACAGGACATGCACCACAATTATTGCAAGAGGATACAGAATTTGCTTGCATAATTTTAACGGCATTTTTTTGTAAAAATGTTCTATAGTCCCAATTTGAAGTGATATTATTATTTTCGCGGATTTTATCATTTACAACAGCACCTGGTTGCCATGTGGCATAGTTGCGTCCATCCATCATAATAGGAGGAAAATTAAAATGAATATTATTTGAACCTGAGTAACAAGTAGCCCAAGACATTATTTATATTTTATTGTTTTATTTATTAATATAATATATACTAAAACTAGATAAAAATAATATTAATATGATTTTCAATTAATATGATTATATGAATTATATGAATTATATGAATTATATAAATTATATGAATTATATAAATTATATAAAATAACTGAGAGTATAAATGTAATTATGATAAATGTTTAATAAGATCCTTTTTAGTTAATTTATTAATAGATGATTCGCTCATATTAGAACCATCAGATGCTAGTTTATTTTTAAGAAGTTGTCTAAGAGATTGCACATTCATGGAATTATAGTCAGCATGTGTTTCAGAATCTTTGTTCTTAAAAACAGCTTTTACTAAAAGGTTATCTAAAGAATTATCAACTGAAATAACTTCCGAAATATTATCCGAAATATTTTCTGTTTCTAAATCATTTTGATTATTTGTTTCAATAGTAACCGTATTTTCCTTAATCTCATGAATCTCATGAATCTCGTGTCCTTCTATGTCAGAGGTTACCGATTCACTATCGGATTCACTATCATTATCGCTAGAACATTCATCATCGTCTTGATCTTGATCTTCATCGTCGTGATTGGTATTTTTATTATACATCTCGTTATCTTTATCGTTTTCATTTTTAGAATACAAAGGATGAGATAACTCAATTATTTTCACATCGGGTCCTTCTAAATGTTCTACTAAATGCGAATCATGATTTCCAGTAAATAAGATTTTCTTTGTCGTAGAATTGTTATTATTATTTCCCCCTTCGATATCATCATCATTTTCACTGTCGCTTCCACTTTCACTGTCGCTTCCACTGTCGCTTCCACTTTCACTACCACTATCGCTTTCATCATCATCATCGGAAACATCGATTAATTCATTTGTTTTATTTACTTCACTAAATCTATTCATATCGTGCGCGATAGATTCTGATACTAGTTCTTCATTAGATTTACCTTGAATCATACTTACTAAATTATGATTATTATTATTCATCGACATAATAACGCTTTGTAATACTTTTGCTTGTTCGCGCTGTGTAAGCTCTAAAATCCTATATTTATATTTTATATAATAGTATAATGCAGCTCCAATTAATAATGTAACTAATATACTAAAAATAGTTTGTGAATTAAATAGAGACATCTTTTATTTTTATACATAAATAAAAATAAAATATTTAACGCTTAATGTTATTTTGCTAATTTGCTAATTTGCTTAATTACAACAATTCGAGAATTCTTTTAGTATTATTAATAATTACATCAGGATAGTCTAAATCATATAAAACTTTTATTCCTCCTTTAATTGTAGATATTCCTCTTTTAATTTTATATAAATATTCTACATTATGATCTGATGTAACATTTACACTCATATGATAATTTTTAACATTTTTATTAGATTTCAAATTATTGCACAGTTCAATATAGTGTGTTGTAAGCATTAAATCCACATTTTTCATACCCGAAAGATAATCTATATAACCATATGCACTTGCTACAGCTTCATATGGATTTGTGCCTGAATATAATTCATCAAAAATGCAAAAATGGTTTTTATCTTTATTTTTTTCTAAACAATCCAAAATCTCTTTACATCTTCTTGATTCCGCTTGAAACAAACTATCACGTCCCGATGTATCTGGGATATTCAAGTAGCAATGCAAATAGTCATAGGGTATTACTTCTGCTGTTTCATAAAATCCGTATCCTATCTGTTGCGATAATATAATATTCATCAAGGTGGATTTTATAACTGTTGTTTTACCTGCAGCGTTTGGTCCTGTAATTATAATTTTCTTGTCTATTTTTACATCATTCTTTACCGGGTTGTCATAGGGTGGATAATATAATTGTGTGAACCTTGTTACATTTTTGGTTGCAGACTTTACAGATTTGTCGGACTTTGCTGATTTGTCGGACTTTACAGATTTGTCGGACTTATTTTTTTTATGATGTTTTTTCTTTTTTTTGTCGCCATCTTCATCCTCCGCCTCCACATCCGCTTCCGCCTCCACATCTGCCTCATCATCACCGGAAAGTTTACTAATAAATACACAAGGATTTATTTTACCATGCTCGATTATATTCTTCAAGTGATCAACTTGCTCATAAAATGCATTGAATCCAAAACTATAATCTACACACTGTTTGATATCATTATCAACAAATATTTCATAATTTAGTTTCATAATTTTACCAATATCCAACATCTTTACAAATGAAATTTTAAACGGTTTTATTTTATCGAATACCTTGCATAATTTTTCCAATTTTTCTTTATTGCGTGAAAGATCTTCAGTAAAAGTGCTATATGTTTCCAATTTAGATGAGATTGATATAATATGTGTCATATTGCGCGATGTATATTTAAAATAGTCACGAAGAATGAAAATATTTTTATGAATTAAAATCATATTTTTGTAGAATTGATGACATGATACTATATTTTGATATACCTGAATAACATAAAATACAAAAGACATTAATACGTATATGCGTTTATCCCATGGCATACTAGAAAAATCAAGCAATGAGAACATTTTGCCAATAGGATGTGTTGCAAATATTTTCTTAAGTGTCGCAATATATCCACTTACTGTAACATCTATTTTCTGAAATTTTAGAATAAAAAATGGAATAACAAGTAAAATAAGAGGAGAAAGAAGTGAAATAACTGGAGATGTAAGATTGTAAAGACTCAATAATTGCAAAAATCCGGGCGATTTATTAAGACGATCTAAAATCGGTATTTCAATATAGTTGAAACGTTGTTTGAAATTTTTATCCCCTGCAATATCAATCCATAATTTATCTATTTTTTCAAAAATATCATGTGGATTAATAACTAATTCTGCACCATCATGAGTATCCATTTTTACTACCGCTTTTAAATCCCCGCCATATTGATTCGTATAAGACTTGTAAAAATTCTGGGAATCTTTTAAAAATGCAACATCTGTTGTATAATATTTACTCCACTCATTTAAAAACTTTTTGCTAAATATAGATTCCGGCTTTAAAATATGCGAATACATAGATACCCCTTCAGGATCTTTTGATTCAACAAGTTCTAAATCATTTAAAATATTCGTATTTATTTCTTCTTTTTTTTCTAAATACGATATTGGGAATTGGAATGAAGAGGTTGGTTTGGCAGAGGTGGTGGTGGAACTATTGATCGTATTATTACCGCTAATATTTCCATTCAAAGCTTCTAGTTTTTTAATCTGTTCATTTTTTAATTCTGTTAAAAAGTTTTCTAGATCAAACATAGTTTTATTTATATGTTAAAATATTAATAATAAAATAAAAATACGAATTTATTTTATTATTGTTACTGTTATTGTTTCGTGTTTCGGGTTTTGTTTTTGTTATTGCAATTTAAGAAACATGTTAAAAACGTTAATCGATTATAATATTTGAAGGTAGTTCTTCTACAATCGTTTGATAATGTCTCTCAATATCTTTCATAGTCTTCATATCCCACCGAGTTACAAAGTTGATCGCCGTGCCTTTCCTGCCCCAGCGTCCAGACCTCCCAATACGATGCAAATAATTAAAAATACATTTAGGCAAATCAAAATTCAAAACAGTTCTCACCTGTTGCACATCAATACCACGCGATGTTACATTCGAAGAAATCAAAACCCGATGTTTACCCGCTTTGAAATCGCTATATGATTCATCACGTTTTGATTTCTCCATATTACTATGAATACAGCAAACAGGAAAACCGTCATTCGTCATCGCATCGGTTAGATCCATTACCCTCTTAATACTATTGCAATAAATAATACATTGCGACATTGAAATAATATTGAAAATATCCTTTAGTGTTGCATATTTTTGCGAGTCGTCATTTAATGCAACATAATACTGCTTGATTCCCTCCAAGGTAAGCATTTCAGATTTAACCAAAATACGCACAGGGTTACGCATAAATTTATCCGTAAGAGATTGCAACTCATTGGGCATTGTTGCACTAAACAATCCAACCTGGACATCTGAATTCAAATATTGAAAAATATTATAGATTTGATCTTTAAATCCCACCGAAAGCATTTCATCTGCCTCATCCAATACAAGCAGGTTAATATCCTTCGAGACAATATGATTCCTTCGCATCATATCATACACACGTCCAGGACAGCCGACAATCACATGTGGCATTATAGTTTTCAACTGGTGTGCATCCTCATCCGTTGATGTGCCACCAATAAGAAGATGGAATCGAATATTTTTAACCATGGAACCAATAGATGTAATTACATCAAAAATCTGTTTCGCAAGTTCCCTTGTTGGTGCTAAAATCATCGCCTGCGTTTTATTCGTTTCTGTATTTACCTTTTGCAATACACCAATTGTAAAAACACCAGTTTTACCTGTGCCTGACTGTGCTTGTGCAATAATATCTTTTTTGTCAAAAATAGTAAGCAACGCTTTACGTTGAATCAAACTTGGATCATCAAAACCATATGCATAAATTCCGCGCATAACTTCTTCACTTATAATTCCCTCCAAGTCTTCCCATTTATCAAATTCTTTTGGGGTATATTCGATATCAGTGTCTGTAGGTGCGGTTGTATCTGCATCGGTAACTGCTGAAGTAGGAGTAGTAGTAGTAGCAAGAACAGGTGTGTTGTCTGTATTCATAATAAGACCGCCACCTAGATCTCCACCGCCACTGCTACTGCCACCACCACCACTTGAAATATTAGACCTTGAAATATTTCTATTATTTCTAGTATTATCATATCTATTATTTGTATCTCGACTATTCACATCGTATCTATTATTTACATCACGATTATTTCCAAACGGTGTTACTTTACTATTGTCGTCGTCATTTCTATATCTATGATTATTGCTATTGCTTCCTGTTCCAGAACCTGTCCCAGGGCCGGATCCATTACTATTTCCATTATTATATCTATTATTACGATTTGGGGGAGGGTATTTTCCTGACATTCTATATTATATATTTTAATACATTTAAGTATTTATCTATTATTTATTATTTAGTAAATTACAAAGCTCTAAATCATCGATATCATTAAAATTATAAGAGTCAAAATATGTTTTATCTCTAATATTATTAGTTGACATATTACAAGCATCACCGCGTGTAGCTTTTATATCCATAAACCATTTTAATGATTGAATAGCATAATGATTAAGATGTAATGCAGAATTTTCAAGTATTTCTTCGTCTATTCTAATAAAACTTTCATTTTTATGAATATGGTTATTTTTTTGTATATAGGATGTTAAATAATTTTTATTTGATGTATTGCTACTATGAATATCAAGTTTTAATAAATATTTAGTTCTAACAATACATTTACTATAAATATATTTTACTCCTCCTTCGATTATAAATGATCTAAAATTATTATATTTATCGCTATCATTATTTATTCTTTTTGTAAAAGATGAAATTACACTACCTGGTTGTTCTTTATCCATCGTGTCAAAATAATTTGAACCAAACATTTTCCATGGAATAAAAACTTGAGAAAAACTATTATGAACTTTTGATAAAAAATCTTTAATAGAATTACAATATTTTCTACCATATATGAACTCGTCTAGGTCACAAACTATAACCCATTCATATGCTTTACATTTGTTTAAATAATATTTATTGTAAAGTTTCGTTTGTGAAAATTTAGTTGGATCTATTACTAATTCTACCTTGTTATTTTTTATATATGGTTCTAAAATATTATAGTAGTTGTCAGTGCTACCATTATCTATCATAAAAAATTTATCTACTCCTTGATATAAATAATGCTCTATCCATTCTTTAATTATGTGAGATTCATTTTTAAAAATAGCAACAATGCACAATGAGTTCGACATAATATTAATTACTATATTATTTTTATATTATTTGTATGTAATATTGTATATTATTTGTATGTAATATTGTATATTATTTTTATGTAATATTGTATATTATTTGTATATTATTTGTATGTAATATTGTATATTATTTGTATATTGCATATTATTTATATGTTATATATAAAAAGATTAATTATATTAAAATAGATATAAACAATTGTTAATATATAATATTAGGATTTTATGACTACTACGTTTCCAGTGAAAATTACAAAACAATATAATATTTCTGATTATGAAGATATAACAAATGCAGGGTTTACGTGTATTTTATCACAAGAGACTTTAGATATAATATCAAAATTATCTGAACAGGTTGGTGCTCCAACTTATATAAAAACTCCTATTTTTTTAAAAAAAGAAGGAAGAAGTTCTATTGGTATGGGAAGTATGATTGGTGGTGCTGGTGGTGGAATTGGAGGTATGGGTGGTGGTTTTAAAAAAACAAAAACAAAATCGTCTGAGATTACGGATGAAGATTGGGACGTGATACGTGCTTTTCAAACAACTCAAAAACATGTAAGTGAGGGAATTGAAAAGAATATGGAAAATATTAGAGGTTATTTAAATAAAATTACGGATACAAATGAAGAAGCAATGGTGAAGGATATTAAGGCGGAAATCTATCAGTTAGTTAATCATGATACATCTGAGGAAAATATGATGAAGATTGGACATGCGATTTTTAATATTGCTAGTTCTAATAGTTTTTATTCCGCTTTATATGCAAGATTATTCAAATCTTTAATGAGCGATTATGATATATTTAAGAAAATATTTGAAGACAATTTTAAAGAGTTTATTAATTTGTTTGAATCTATCGAATTTGTAGACCATAAGAAAAATTACGATAAATTTTGCGAGTATACAAAAACAAATGATAAACGCAGAGCTATGAGCTTATTTGTAGTTAACTTGATGATAAATAATATTATTGAAAAAACCGAAATTATCGATATTATAAAACAGTTACAAACACTTATAATGAATTATATGCGCAAAACAGATAAATCAAATGAAGTCGAAGAATTAACGGAGAATTTGTTTATTATTATAACTAAATCGAAAGTGTTTTTAACAAATGATGAAACCACAAAAGAAGCATGGGGTTGTATTGTTAAAAATATTGAATTTATTACTATTTTGAAACCAAAAATGAAAGAATATCCGAGTATAACAAACAAGACTATTTTTAAACATATGGATATATTTGAAGAAGTTTCTTCTAATTAGGGGGTTGGGATTTAATATTTAATATTTAATATTTAAGGTTTAGGTTTAGTTTAGGCTTATCGATGTTAATAATATTAATAATGTTAATAATGTAATAATAAATTAAAAAATATAAATATTTATATAAACATAATAATAGTAAAGATAATATACTAGATACTATTATTATTATGTTTGAAATGTTAGTTGATAATACAGTAAAAGAAAAAAATAAAAAAGAATGGCAAAGAATTAATAATATTTGGTTAGAAGTTAAAAATAATAATAAGTCTCGAAATCCGGAATTATATGATACTGAATCCGATGACTCGTGTGAGTTTGAATCAACAAGCAAACCGCAAAAAGAATTAAAAAGAGCAGATAGTAGTTATGACGAGTTGTTGCATGCACACGATTGTGTAATAACTGAAAAAAATGAAATAGAATGCACTACTCCGAATATATATGATGGTATTGAAGATTCAAAAACACATTTTACATCATCGTCATCATCCTCAGATAACAGTAACGATAACGATAACGATAATGATAACTACAATGAACATGATAACGAAGACGACAAAGAAACCGAAAATGTATATAGGATTACAATGTATGAAATAAAAAATAAATATAAAATAGAAAATTCTTATATGTTGGAAATAGATTATTCGATGAATTATAATATGAAAATGTTGACTCATATTGCGAATTATTATAATATTATTAAAAATAACAAAAACGGATTGGGGATAGTAGCGGTAGCAGGAACAAAAACACCCAAAACAAAAAAACTTCTTAAACCAGAATTAATAAAAGAAATTATTTATTTTGAAACAGATGAATCAAATCACCATATCGTATTAAAATTTAGAAAAATGTTAGAAAAAATAGATGAACTTAAAAGGGATAAATATTTTTCATCTTTTATTTTATTTTCTTGATATTTCTTTATATTTTATTAATATTTCATTATATTTTATTAATATTTTATTAATATTTTAATTTATCATAATTGCTAATAATATAAAATGTGCATGTTATAATAATATAAAAATAATATAAAAATAATTATTTTTTTATATTATAATACGATTACAAAACGATGAGTTCGAGTTCAACATTCATAGATTCTATTAGTGATATAAAACATTGTTTATATATTAACTTGGAATCTAGACCCGATAGAAAAATACATATTGAAGAACAATTAAGGGGAATTGGTTTACACCCGATTAGATTTAATGCTATTAAATTAAAAAACGGAAGAATCGGATGCAGTATGAGTCATTTGAAATGTCTACAAATCGCAAAACAAAGTAACTGGCCTCATGTTATGATTTGCGAAGATGATTTAAAGATTTTAAATAATGCACAATTTATATCCCATATAAATAAATTTTTTAGTATACATGGACAAGGTAATAATCATATTAAAAATAAATGGAATGTATTGCTACTTGCAGGAAATAACGTCCCTCCTTACCAGAAAATAGACGATACATGTATCCAAGTTTCTCATTGTCAAACTACAACGGGATATATTGTAAAACAATCTTATTACGATATTTTAATTAATAATATCAAGATAGGTGTTGAACATTTGATGAAGACACCTGATCAACATATTGTCTATGCGATTGATAAATTTTGGATTAAATTACAAAAACAACATAAATGGTATATGCTTGCACCGGTTGTTGCAGTTCAAAGAGAAGATTATAGCGATATTGAAGAAAGAAAAACAAATTACGAAAATATAATGAAAGATTTAGATAAGTCGCATTTAGTGCATCAACAGCAACATATACAGCAAACACAAAATAATAAAGCCTCGCTACTTTCTACAATACCTTCACTGTCGTCTGTTCCTTCTATGTCAATGATGTTGAAAAAATGAGTTATATTGTAAACGAGATTTTATGCCAAGATGGAGGAAATAAATCCTTTGTATTATGCTGCGATAATTGCGGACCAAACCATTTTTCAGGATAACATATTATTTTATTAGGATTGGTATTAAAATATGCTGCCCACCAACTAAAACTACTATTTGCAATTATGTTATGCTGACAACAACTCATTAATAATAATTCTTGCCAGTCTTCTATTTTGGATTCAGACTTGGGATCGGAATCGGAATCGGAATCGGAATTCGCTCTTTCAAATTCAAGTTCCAAAGGTGATTCAGCTTCCATGCATTTTATTTTTATTTTATTTATTTTGTTTTCTACTTCTATAATATCTGTATTTTCACAAAAATATAAAATTGTCCACTTTGTATTATCTGTGTGCAATCTATTTAAAATAGATTTTATACTATTTATATAATATTCTACACCAAGAATTGGATGGCAATTTTGTAAAAATTTATAGTCACCTATTCTAAAATGCATTGATATTACATTTTTATTCTCATATTTTTTATAAAATGTATTTCTTACCGCTTGCATTGATTCATTCAACTTTATATATTGTGAAATAGTGTTATAATATTTGTCGAAATATTTATAACTTTGATAGTAACCGTATAGCATAACACCGCCTGTTTTTTTAATAGTATCCTGCGAAATTTGTATTTTATCATATTTAAAATCTTTTTCTTTATAAAGCGGTAATTTAACATTTTTAATATCTACAATTGTTGCATGTTTATTTAAATCTTTCAAAAAACTACCCCAATATTTATTATTTCGAGAATCAGATACTAATTTATTATTTGGGAAATTAAACACAGTTTTTGTCTCAATAGATAATGCAATCGTCGTATAAATTTGAAATAATTGATTGCCTAGCCCTCCCATAATAACACACGTAATCATGTATTTGATGTTTTATATGTGATTGATGTTTTATATGTGTTTGTTTTTTTATATAAATTATAGTAGATATATTATATATTTATGTTATTATTTTTTTAATTATTTATACCTATAAATAATTAAATATATAAAATTAATATGTATAGTTATTATAATGGTGCGTTCTAAGCTTGTTCCAAGTATTAATTATCCAGAAATAAAAGCACTAGAGTCTTCAGATACAAAACATGAAAATTATAATGCCCCACTATACGAAGCATCTGTTTTAGGTATTAATACGATTATAAGTATAGGACAAATTAAAAATACATTTGCGTCGCAAAATATTGTATATTATCCCATCTATCTTATTAAGAATGACAAGGTAATATCTCAAATAGGGGTATATGAATTATTTCAAACCGATATTCCCGTATTGATGGACGACGAGGGTGATATCAATCTAGAAAAGGCCCCTGCTCCTTTATTATATTCATTTGTTAAAAAATCTTTGATTCAGCAAGCTATATATATTCCAAAGGGTGCAGATGTTGTCATTGAGAAGAAACCTGTTAGTAAAAAGCCGATTTCTCTCGAATCTCTCGAATCTCTCGAATCTATTGCGAATAAAGGTATGGCAGGTATGGCGGGAGAAGAAGAAGAAGGCGAGGGCGAAGAAGGTGAGGATACCGCATTACAAGCAGCAATCCGTGCATCTCTTGAACCGGTGCGTTTATCAGACGTGCCTTTAAAAAGAAAGAATATTCCGGTTCAAAATATAGAACAATCTCTTGCTGAAAATAAGGCATATCGCCATATTAAAGATGAACCATGGCTTCAATCATACTATCATAATAATAATTTCAAGGTAATTAGAAACCAAGGTGGAGGTGACTGTTTATTTATGGCAGTTTGTCAGGCATTTTTAACGATTGAACCGGATAGTGATATAAGTGTTATTAAGTTGAGAAGAATGTTAGCTGAAGTATTAACTGAAAGTCAATTTACGGATTATAGGGAACGATATGAAATGTTTTCAACTACTTTAAAAGAATTGCGCGATGAAAATAAACAATTATCCGAATCTAATAAAGAGTTGGCACAACGTGCGGCAGCTCCCAATTTATCGCCAAATGATAAACTTACTTTAAAGCTTCAATCTGATGAAAATGTAGCTAGATACCATGAAATACTTCGCGAGACTGAAATGTATAAAGAATACCTGAAACTGGTATATTTTATGAGGGGTGTAAGAACTTTGGAAGCATTAAAAGATATTATAAGGAAGGGTGAAATGACAAGTGAATATTGGGGTGACGAATGGGCACTATCTAGTTTAGAACTTATTTTAAATATTAAATTTATTGTATTATCATATCGTGATTATATGGAACAAAATAAAAAACCATATACAGAATCTAACGTGATTATATGTGGTAGCGATGTTGGTGAAAAACGAAAAAGTGAAATAGAGATGATGATGATGCAAGGCAAAAAGGGTGTGGGGGGTGTTGGGGCTATGGGGGCTCAGAGTGAAAGAGACGTAAGAGAAGCGAGAGATAAATCGAAATTCGAAGAAGTTACAGTTATTAATCCAGATTATTATATTATTCTTTCGCATACAGGTTCGCATTATGAGTTGGCGACATATCGTGATACTGCAATTTTTACATTCCCCGAAATCCCTTTTTGTGTTAAACTTCAAATTGCAAATAGATGTATTGAGTCATCTAGAGGAAACCTTGAATCGTTTTCAGGCGCATACCAGAAAATACCACAATTTATTCTATTTTATCAACAAGAATTAGGATTGGGAGATATAGGAAAATCAGCGCAAGGAGGAGGAGGAGCAGACGCGAATCATGTGCTTACTGCAAATCCACATTTTAACCCATCAATTGTTTTAATGTATCATATAGGATCAGCGGATGAACTTCCTGGACGTGCACAAGGTGACCATGTTTCAAATAAAGATAAAAAAGCATTTCTTCAGCTTATTGCTAGTGGTAAAGGTAAGAATAATTGGCGCAAAAAATTATCAAATGAATGGTGCGAGCCTTTTACACTGGATGGGCATAGGTGGCTTTCAGTTGAGCACTATTACCAGGCAAATAAATTTTTAAAACGAGCTCCTGAATTTTATTTGTTATTTACAATGGATGCAAACAAAAAGAGTAAATATTATGATGAAACTTCAATATTGTCGCGTATATCACAGGATGTAGATTTAGCTAAAGTTGCCGGTAAGAAAACACCAAATACAACAATAGATGGTAAAAAAGTTAGTCTTCGTCCTGATGATGTAGATATTGATTCTGAGTTTTTTAATGGACGAAATACACGCGTGCTTGAAGATGGAACTATGGCGAAATTTAATAATAATGATGAACTTGCTAAAATCCTTCTTATGACAAATAATGCAAAGTTAACAAATTATGTTTTCTCAAAACCACCTACGGTTTCAATTCATTTAATGCGTGTTCGCTCCAAATTAAGGACAAAAAAAGGTGGCATAAATGTATTTGAAACTATTGAGGAGTAATGAGTAATGAGTAATGAGTAATGCAAAATATAGGGAAAAAAATATAGTATTATATTAGTAATATATTAGTAATATATTAGTAATACATATACTACTATATCGTAAATATACATGGAATATGCGATTCCCGTCTCCAATCCCAATCTTTCTTCAAATAATGGAGAATATAATTTTTTAAAAATGATGCAACAAAATGATTCAACGTATAATAAAGTTAAAAAAATGAATAAAACACAATTATCGAATAATTCTAAAAATCCAAGACAGTCCGAAATAAACGAACAATTATTAAATTTGTATACCGAAATAGATATAGAATATAATAATTTTAAAAGTAAATTGTCATCTACTTGTTTCAAACATAAATTAATAAATATAGAGAAAAACAATAGAGCAATTAATCAATCGATATTGAAAAGTTCATATATACCTTCTAAAATTGTAAAATTTATTAAAGAAAAATCTAAAATAGTATTAGAATATAATTGCGGGTTAGATAATGGGAGAACAGTAAAAATAAATTTTATAATATTTGAGAATAGCAATTATGAAATAAATAATATAAAAAAGAAAAGTGCATCTTATTTTAAAAATTGTGTATTAAAAATATACATATGGTTAAGTATTTTATCGAAATATGCAGATGAAAAATGTGGTAAAAATTTAGAGTGTTTTATTTATTTAACACCGTTTAAAAGAAAACTACCCAAAGTGGAAAATAATGATAGTCGTGATAGAGATGACAACCATGACGACGAAGACAACGATGACGACGAAGACGACGATAATGATGACCACGATAATCGCGAAGGTGGCGACCACGAACATTACCATAATGAGAAGGTGTTTAAACCCCTTCATGTTAATGGTGGAGTTTCGGATGTATGTCAAACCAATGGGCAGATTGTAGTATATAGGAAAGAAGAATGGTTTAAAGTATTTATGCACGAAACTATGCACAACTATGGTATGGATTTTTCTACACTAGATATATCATCTGCAAACAGAAAACTTAAAACTATTTTTTCGATACAAACGCATATTAAAATATTTGAATCATATTGCGAAATATGGGCTAGAATTATGAATGTATTTTTTGAATGTTATTTTGATATTCATAGACATAGTTTAGCTATTTTTAAACCTTTAACTACTAGGAAAAAAATTACAAATAATTTACATAGACAGCACACATTTTCTTTAAAAAAACAACCACGTATAGTTACAGCTATAGCTATAACTACTCGTGACAATAAAGAGAAGAAAAATATATTTTTAAATATGTTTTATAATTTTATGCAACACGAATCGGTTTTTTCATTATTTCAATGTGTTAAAATTTTGAATTTTATGGGACTTGATTATAATATTATTTCAACATGCAATGCAGCAAACAATAGTATTGTGAAAAAATTCTATAAAGAAGAGACAAATGTTTTTGCTTACTATATTATTGTGGCAATTTTAATATCTAATTTTAATAATTTCATACTATGGTGTATCGATAACAATACAAATTTAATAAATTTTAAACAGGAACAGAGTAGTATTGATAGTTTTATTCGTTTTATTAGTGAAAATTATAAAAATAATGATTTATTAAAATCTATTGTTGGATTAGAGAATAAGTTGGCAAATCATGCATCCAGTCATCACGTATCCAATGATAAAATATTATTAAATACGATGCGAATGACAGTTATTGGTGGGGGGTGATATATTCAAAAGTGCAGTTTTCTTTTTTTACTTTATTTTTTCTCCACTCGATTGATGCATCTATGAAATCGATGTTATGTATATATTTATGTTTACCATTTGTATTACTTGTATTACTTGTATTTAGACGTGGATATGATTGCTGTGATTGCTGTGATTGATGTGATTGACGGAGTTGGTTTCTTGTAAGTGCCATGGATGGACGACACGGGTTGTATAGGTTTGATAATCCAAATTTATATTTTGTGTAGTTTGTATAGTTTGTATACATTGTAATATTGTTTATATGTAGATATAAGTATATCAATTTCTTTTTACTAAAAAATTGATATATAAAATGTATACTACATAATATAGTATACAACACCAGATAATATTCACATATAGGAACTAAAAGGTAAGAACATGGGAATTCGCATGTTGAACAAGTTTCTTCAAGAAAAATGCAAAGATTCTATATCATGTATAAATTTGTCATCTTTATCAGGAAAGAAAATTGTAGTCGATATTAGCATATATCTTTATAAATTTCTTAGCGAAGGTGCATTATTAGAAAATTTATATTTAATGATTTCGATTTTTAGAGAACACAATATAACACCGATTTTCATATTTGACGGCAAACCACCTTCTGAAAAAAATGATACGATCGCATTTCGTAAAAAGAATAAAAAGAATGCACGCGAAGAATACTATCGTTTGAAGCAAATATTAGATGGTATCGAATCTGATGCTGTTGCTGATGCTGAATCAAGTAAAGAATCTGATACTGTTTCAAAATGCGTAAATAATATAGAAAATACGGTTGTAGAATACGATGAAGAAACATCAATTACTATTCCGACAAATAGTGTAGAAATTCGCAACATGATGGAACGATTGAAGAAGAAATTCGTGATTCTAAAATCCGAACATATTCAAAATGCAAAAACGTTGTTACAGGCTTATGGAATGACGTATTATGAATCGCCAGGAGAAGCAGATATGCTTTGTGCAAAACTTGTTTCGAAAAATATAGTATACGCGTGTCTAAGCGAGGATACGGATATGTTTGTATATGGTTGTAATCGTGTTCTTCGTTATATGAGTTTGACATGTTCAACTGCTATTTTATACGAGTTTCAGGGAATTCTAAAAACATTAGATATGAATATATACGAGTTTAGGCAATTATGTATTATGTTTGGATGCGATTATTTACCGCACAATAAAACACAAAATTATAAAAATATGACAATATTTAACTCATATAAGATGTTCAAAAAATATAAAGAATATTGTAAAAATATAAATGAAATTGTAGTATGCGATGTTGGGGTCGTGGTCGGGGCTGGGGCTGGGGCTGGGGCGGATGTTGGAGTTGGAGTTGGAGTTGGAGTTGAAGATGATAAACAACGCTTTTATAAATGGTTACTAAATGAAAATACTGATTTGGTTACATATATTCAAAATGCTTCAAAAATTATAGATTTATTCGATATTACACATTATGATAATTTAGAATTGTATGATAATATAAAAATAATAAATGGCCCTATTGATTATAACAGACTAATAGAAGTTATGAAAAAAGAAAACTTTATATTTATGAATAGATAATACTTTGTATAATATAATTATATATACTTTATGTGTAAAAATATATAAAAATAATATATATATATATATACACTATATAAAATGAAATTCGGTCATATTGTTCACGAAGTCGGTCATGTCGTGCATGAAGGTCTTGAAATCACTAGCCATCTTGGTGGTGCTGTAGGCAATGCTAGTTCCACTATTTTAGATGCTGGTTCAGCTATTCGTGATTTCCAACACCACGATTATGTCGGTGGTATCATTGAGTCCGGTGAAACTATTTATCACGGGATTGAAACTTATGGTGATGTCGTATCAGGCGACTGGTTGTAAATATTATTTTTTATTTATTTAATTAATTTAGAATATTTGTAAAAATGACATAGAGTTTTATGTCATTTTTTAGTGATTTTGTTTTATAATTTTTAGTGATTTTGTTTTATAATTTTTAGTGATTTTGTTTTATAATTTTTAGTGATTTTGTTTTATAATCTAAAAATTGTCTAAGAAGATGCGACGGCAACCGCAGGAGTAGCCTTGGCAAAGTGGGGAGACATGTATCTCTGAAGGTTGAAGTAGGTAAGCTCGTCACCTTTCTTCATCTGAAGAAGAGAGCGCAACTTGGTATCGGGATTAATCTTGCGACCATTCTCCTTATCCTGAAGACTATGAGTCCTGATGTAGGCGTTAATCTCACGAGTTACCTCAGTGCGAGCCCACTCAGTGCCGACAGGCTTTCCGAGAAAGTCAGCCAACTCCTTTGAAATAAGAGTGGGCTTTACGAAGCCAGAAGGAGCACGGTTGCCAGACTTGCGCTTACGCTTGCACGCCTTTTGAGCAGCACGCATCTCACGAGCAGCATGACGCTCCAAGGTTCGGAAATCACTGCGGAGAGATGAAATCCCAGAACTCAATGCCTGGAGTTTAGAACCGAACTCTCCAAACAATGTAGAAAGAGATGAAACCTCGCTGCCAACGACATCAGAAGCAGCATCAGTTACAACGGGTGCAGAAGTAGGAGTAGGGGTAGACGCTACAGGAGTAGCATCAGTCTTGGCAGGAGCGGACTTGGGAGCCTTAGCAGGCTTGGAGACGGGAGCAGGAGCGGAGACGGGAGTCGACGCGGGAGCAGTAGAAGCTGCAGTAGTGGTGGTGGTGGGTGCCGAAGCGGAGGAGGAAGTTTTCTTTGCCATCTTGTTGTTGGTATACATTACTATGCGAGCTCTATTTAAGTATTTTTAGACATTATATATTATATTTATTATGTGTCTTAAAATATGTTCTCTATTATCGTCTAAAATAATAATAATAAACTCGCGTTTATTATTATATTCATATTATTAAGGAATATATACAACTGATTCATATAACCATGGCATTGCATCTCTTGCTTGTTGACTTACTAATGTAAGAGCAGACAATACATAAAATGAGCCAAGCATTTTGTTATCTATATCTATTGCTGATTTTACAAGATTTTCAATTATTTGCACATTATATTTTATCAGTGTTTCAATCGAAAGATTATTCAAATGAATAGGTGATGCGATATTTGTAAAATATGGAGTACCTAGGAAGGGTGTTCCGTGAGGAGGACATATTTCGTTTTTCTTCTCATGAGATAATTGTGCTCTATAATTCCAAATATCAACTAATTCTCTAGCGAATCTTATATGTGATTGTCTTGTAAGATCACTAAACCATTCGGAATTTGCATAGTTTCCATATGAATTTATCGTCTGAAATAAATCCAGTATTTTTAATTCCATTCGTTTTTTAGGATCTACTATTTCATTCTTTATTTCGATTTCAATAGGTTGTTTTAATATTTTAGATAAAAGTATCACACTTGTCACAGCCTGTTTTACTTTATTAGTAATTTCATTCCTATTATACGGATTTTTTACACCATTTCCCTCTTTTACAATTAAATTGTATAGGGAAATAATATTAAATCCATATATAAAATCATCCTCGTCCTTGTAACTATAAAATTGTGTCGCCGAAATCTCATCCATTTCATCCATTGTATAAAAATCTGTATCATTTGTGCATATTTTTCTATTTTTAAATGCAGGGCCTCTCAATTTATTCAACTTCCTTTGTAAATAACCTCTAAACACTTTCTGAATTTTAATTGGCTGCACAGAATTTTTACAATACTCGTATAAACGGTTTGTTAATTCCTCTTTATTGCCCCCTCTAGTTATTTTATATTGTAAACATAATTTTTTTAATTCATCTAATTTATACTTAACCGTTAGTAAATTATTATAATTTTTCATAGACAGTTCTTCACGTTTTTTTACTATCGTATTTTTTTTACTAGTATTGTTGTCACTCCTTTTGTCATTCGATAGTTCATTTTCTTTTTTCGTTTTTGAATTTATTACATTCTCACTCTTCTCATGCTTCTCATTCTTCTTACGCTTACCATTCTTATTAATTGGTTGATTGATTAACTCTTCTATCAAATCATCGATATGAATTACGTTTACTATTTCATTTGCAACATTATTAGCATTTATAACATTATTAGCATTTATAACATTATTAGCATTTATAACATTATTAGCATTTGCATTTACAACACCATATATGGTGTTTTCATATATTACACTTGTGGGTGACGACATTATATGAATGTATGTTATTCCTATATATTAGCAATATTTTTTTAATATCTTATAATACAATACATTACAATACATTACAATAGATACAATAGATAACAATAAATATAATTGTATATATTTATTGTTAGCGTTAGTGTTAGCGTTAGTGTTAGTATTAGTATTAGTATTAGTGTTAGTTGTAAGATTATGACTACATATAAACAAATATATGATCGTTATTACAATTTTTAACAATCACGTTTTTATATTTTATTTTCTAATTTTACATCTAGTTTCGTATTTCACATTTATTATATTTTTTGATGATTTTACCAAAACAGAAAATTGAACTCACTATAAAGATATTAATATACTGCACGAACAAATCGCAAAGCCAATCGCAAAACCAACCACCAAGCCAATACAATGTCAGCTCAATCTGCAAAGTCTTCATATTCAAAGCCCTCTACTGTAAAGGAGATCCTTTCCGGTGAGACTTTCAATGCCGATAAGGATACCAAATACTCCAAGCCCAAAGTTAACTCTTCGGGTGGTAAGAGTGTAGGCATCGTCAATTCTTCAACTAATGGGGCAACATATGTCTCAACTCCTCTCATGATGACATGGGGTGTATCTGAGTTCGCCGATAAGAAGACCGGCGAAAAAACATACAGCATGTCGCTCCAATTCCCCAGCGATGAATACAATACGCCTGAAATCACCAGGTTCCGTGCAAATATCGCCAAGTTCGAGGAGAAGATCAAAGCCGATGCTCTAACAAACCAGAAGGAATGGTTCGGAAAATCAACCATGACCAAGGATCACGTCGACATGTTCTGGACTCCTATCCTCAAGTTCGCAAAGGGCGAAAACGGTGAACCCGATCACAAGAAGAACCCTACCCTCAATGTCAAGATTCCCATCTGGGAGGGTGTATGGAATATCGAGCTTTTCGATCCTCAGTCTCGCAAGATCTTCCCCGATTCATCCAACGAGCATCTGACTCCTGTCGATCTGATTGCAAAGGGTTCTCATGTTGCCGTCGTTCTGCAATGCGGAGGTGTATGGTTCGCCGGTGGTAAGTTCGGCGTTACCTGGAAGCTCTTCCAAGCTATCGTCAAGCCCAAAACAACTCTTCGCGGCAAGTGTCACATTCAGCTGTCATGCGATGACAAGAAGATTGTAGAGACACAGGAAATCGATACTGTCAGCGATGATGATGTGCCATCTGCAACACATGCCGAAGATTCTGATGAGGAGGAAGATGAGGAGGAAGAGAGTCCTGCCGCTCCTGCAAAAGTAGCATCATGTGTTGCACCCGCACCTGCGCCTACGCCTACGCCCGCTCCTGTTGCTGCCGCTGCTGCTGCTTCCGATGATTCAAGTGCTGGATCCGGTGTCAAGAAAGTCGTAAAGAAGATTGTCAAGAAGTAAAACAGGTTAAACGCTAGGACGACTACGACTACGACGACACCGAAAACAAAACAGTAAGCATAAACATAATCAGCTGGTTATGTAATATATACAGGTATGTTTGTAAAATTGTGTATAAATTAAAAACATAAAACTAACACATTTCGATCAGGTATAAAATATTTTTTTACTGTTTATATTTACTTGATGCATATTCGGAGTATTTTTGTCCAAATGTATTTTGCAATAATAAAATATAATTTTTAATAATTTCGTCATATGATACATTATCTTTTTCAACCATATTCGATAGTTCTGTAAAACCGATAACTAAATCATTAATGACTTTACTATATGATGTATTATGTGCTTGTTTTAATATTTTCGATAATATACTTATTATACTTCTAAATAAAGTTATATAATCTTGGTTTTTATCACTATATCCTTTATATTTGCGCGACTCACCATCCCCATAGTCTATAATTTTTACACAATGGGGATTATCTAAAGAAATAGGCTCTTTTAAATATATAGAATCGGTATTCAATGTTTTATGAACAATATTACCACCAATCATTTTTTTTATACCAACAATCACATTCGTAAGAAGACTAAACAAAATACTAGGTTCAGGTATTGTTTTTTCGTCTTTATGAACTCCAAACGCATTTTTTAAATAATATGATAAATTATGAACACCACAAAAAGCAATATTAAAAACAAAAAATTCATCAGTCGTATAGCTCGGTTTTGTTAAAGAACATTGTGAAAAATCAGAAGGTATATGCTCATTTTTTAATTCGAATGCATCGATAAGTAAACTGTGAAATAATCCTTTTGGATCTATTTCTTTCATTTTTTTAAGAATCTTATATTCATGTCTATATTCACTAAATGCATTATTTTTAAGAACTACTTTTGAAACAATTTCATTACTGCTACTGTTTTTATTAGTGCTTGTAAGATCAGGGCTATAAACACATCCGTAATTCCCCTGTCCTATTAATTTTCCACCAGTGAATATTCTACGCTTATTTCTATGTATGGTTTTATTTTTATTTTTATTTTTATTTTTATTTTTTTTAGTTAGATTTGCTCTATTTGCTTTATATTTTTTATACCTTTTATTTTTTTTATATGTTTTATATGTTTTTTTCATAATGGAACGAACCTAATATGTATATATGTATATATATATTACAATATATTACAATATATTACAGTATTAATTTATTTTTTATCTATTAGTATTTCTTTACCTATATTTTTTATTATTTTTCTTTCATAGTTGTTATAGTTCTCAATAGGTTCACATATTGATCGCATCATCGTCAAGTATTCGATTTGCTTACGCTCCGTCTCTATCCAGTCTGGATTATCTATTGCCCATTTTTGCAATGCAGTGCGCTCCTTGTCTGCAATTTTTACAATCGTGTTTTTCATCATCTCATGATTCTCATCTTTTTGCCACTTGTCTTCATCTTTTATATACATGATGTCACGTTTTATATCCGTGCAATGAATAGGACGTTTATAAATATCCAATTCTTTGAGTCCTTTTATTAAAACATCTGTTATACCGCGCGATATACCATTGGTTTTGGAAAATAGTAAATCTTCTAATGTTATTTTTAACGAATCTATAAAATCTGATATATTTAAAGCATCTTTGCACTGCTCATTTAAAAACACATTCAGATTGAAATTATTATGCATCGTATTATTAGTTGTGTTATTATTTGTTATATTACCGATTTTCGGTATTATACTATTTATTTGCTCCTGTTGTCCTTTTATTATTTTCATCATTTCTTTATTATCATTTATTAATTCCATAAACATATTTTTTGTTATAGTTATATTATCTTCTATAAGTGTGTCTGTTTCTTTTTTATCATCATCTACTACCTTTTTAGTATCATGTTTTGTTGATACAGGAGATGACTCGGATGTATTGACAATAGAACATGTTCGCTTATGCTTTGCAAGACTTGTGTGATGATTGTATTTCTTACCACAAATGCAAACAAATGGTTTCGGATCCTTGTATGGCGTTTTTTTTGTAGTCTCAAGTAGTCGTTTATGCTTGTTGGTCTCGGTATGTTTTTTATAATTAGATTCCTTACAGCATTTAAAGTCACATAAATCGCATATAAAAAATGGCATTTTTTCGGCATGTTTTTTGGTATTATTATGTTTTTTTGTATTATAGTGTTTTTCTAATAAGTCTGATGTATTACAATGTATATTACACTTTTCACAATAATATATTTTTTTTTCTTTACACTCCTTAATATTTATGGTAACGTTTTTTGGTTTTGATAAAGGTAATGGTTCAATGCTATTCAATGTGGCGTTTAATAAAATAAAGTATTCTTGTTCTTTTTGTCTTGCTTCATAATGATCTTTACAGTTAAAAAAATTAACTATTTCCATTTTCCAATTATCCCATCCATTATTATTTCTTATCACTTCATATAACTTACATTTATAGTTATGTGATTTATTATTTATACACCCCTGTTTGTGTGCATGCTTTCTTTGAACAAAGTTTGTTGTATGCCCTACATATACATCAGCAACATCAGGATCTTTACAAGTTATTTTATAAATAATTGTATTTGAGTAGTCAATTTCTGTCTTTGGCATAATCTTATAATAATCTTAAAAAAATCTTATTGTATATTATGTATACAAAAAATGCCTAAACCTTTTTCATATAATATTTATAAAATGTTAAAAAAGTTATCGTAACAAATTTTTCAACTTAAAAATGAAATTTAGAGCATTATGCTCTGAGTGATGTTTTCATCGTTTTTTTCAAATCTAGAACTGGTTTTTAGAAAATGGACATTTATAAATGTCCATTTTTCAAAAATGGGGGTAGAGAGTTGAATTTTTTATACATCGATGATATATTTTTTATTTTATATTTTTATAATATTAGTAATTTATTTACTTAAATAAAATTTATTGTATTATATTATAATAAATAATATGAAACAAAAAGATTTAGCCACCCAGAACAATTTAGAAACACAGTCGGAATTAAAAGATAAAAATATATCAAAATCTGCTTCATCGTGTCCTTTTAAACCTTCATGTCCTGTTCAGCATCACGGACATGGTCACAGTCACGGACACGGTGACGGACACGATATTCCCCTCACCAATCAACAACGGTGGCCTAATCAACTTGATCTTCGATCACTTTATATGAACAATCCTATGAATAGTCCTATGGATAGTAATTTTAATTATGTAAACGAATTTAATAGTCTTGATTTAGCAGCTGTAAAAAGTGATTTAACATTACTTATGACTGATTCACAGAGTTGGTGGCCTGCCGATTTTGGAAACTATGGTCCATTTTTTATACGCATGGCTTGGCATAGTGCCGGAACATATCGCATCGGTGATGGACGTGGCGGTAGTGGAAGCGGTAATTTAAGATTTGCTCCTCTTAACAGCTGGCCTGATAATGGCAACCTCGACAAAGCTCGTCGTCTTCTTTGGCCAATCAAACAAAAATATGGTCGTAAACTTTCCTGGGCAGATCTTATGATTCTTACTGGAAACGTTGCACTTGAAACAATGGGCTTTGCAACTATTGGTTTCGGAGGTGGAAGAATTGATGCATGGGAACCTGATAATTATACCTATTGGGGAAGCGAGACAAAGATGCTTGATAATGATAAGCGTTATTCATGTGATGGTCAACTTGAAAAACCACTCGGAGCAACACATATGGGGTTGATTTATGTGAATCCCGAGGGGCCTAATGGAAACCCTGATCCAATTGCCGCAGCTCATGATATTAGAGAAACATTCGGACGTATGGGAATGAACGATGAAGAAACAGTTGCACTTATTGCTGGTGGACACACATTTGGAAAATGTCATGGAGCAGCTAGTTCTAAAAATGTCGGTCCTGAACCTGAAGCAACTCGTATTCAAGATATGGGGTTGGGGTGGAAAAATTGTTTTGGAACAGGAAAAGGGCCTGATACTATAACTAGTGGTCTTGAAGTTACATGGACTGATACTCCAACATTATGGAGCAATTATTATTTTGAAAGTCTTTTCGAACATGAGTGGGAACTTATTAAAAGTCCGGCAGGAGCTCACCAATGGGAGGCTGTTCATACTGATACAGATATTCCAGATGTTCCTGATGCTTTTGATCCATTAAAAAAACATTTTCCAAGAATGTTGACTACCGATCTCTCGCTGCGATTCGATCCTAGTTACGGAATAATATCTAGAAATTTCTTGAATAATCCTTCCCAATTTGCTACCGCTTTTGCTAAAGCGTGGTTTAAGCTGACACATCGTGATATGGGTCCAAGATCGCGCTATCTTGGTCCTTATGTTCCCAGCGAGGAATTTATATGGCAAGATCCTATTCCAGCTGTTAACCACCCTCTTGTGACAGTTACTGATATCAACAATCTAAAAACACAAATAAGTAATTCAGGATTGACAGTATCTGAACTTGTTTATACAGCTTGGTCTTCTGCTTCGTCTTATCGTAATTCCGATAAACGCGGTGGTTCTAATGGCGCACGTATAAGACTATTACCTCAAAAATTCTGGGCTGTTAACCAACCTGAACAATTATCAAAAGTTCTTTTAATTCTTGAATCTATTCAATCCAATTTCAATAATGCGCAAACTAATGACAAAAAAATATCAATTGCCGATCTCATTATATTAGGAGGTAATGTTGGCATTGAACAAGCAGCACTGGCAGCTGGAAATAGTATTACTGTCCCCTTTACACCTGGACGTATGGATGCATCACAAGAACAGACAGATATAAATTCCTTTAATGTATTGGAACCTGTTTCGGATGGATTCCGCAATTATCATAGAGATAATTTATCAACGGATTCTGAAAAACTACTAATTGATAAGGCGCAACTTCTTTCACTTACCGCACCTCAATTAACTGTCCTGATTGGTGGATTAAGATGTATGGGTATAAATTACGACAACTCGCTCAATGGTGTTCTAACCACTCGTAAAGGTGCTCTTACTACTGATTTTTTCATAAATATCCTTGATATAAATACTATATGGAAACAAAAACGTAAAAACCCGAATTTGTTTAAAGGAGTTGATAGAAATACAAGTATTACAAAATGGAATGCAACACGATGTGATCTTATATTTGGATCCAATGCTGTCCTACGTGCAAATTGCGAAGTATATGCATCATATGATGCACAAAGTAAATTCGTAACTGATTTTGTAGAAGTATGGAATAAAGTGATGAATGCCGGTCGTTTCCCTTAAGTATAAAATAAATTATGATAGGAAATGTTGGAAAATATCGAACACATGAAAGCTTGTTTTATAATTTATAGAACTTATAAAACAAGAGATGTAAGAGAAGCATGAGATTCGTGAGAAATTGAGTAATTCAAATATATAATATAGTAAATAAAACACCATAAAAATCTTCGCTAATATTAAACCAATTCTATATTAAAAATTATCGACGACTTTTCAGATGTATCATATATATTTTTGGTATTTATAATAGGTATTCCTACCCCATGTAATATATGTGTTTGCGTATTTTTTATATATAATACAGCGGCATCTATAATAAATACTCTATTACCTATATCGATTTCAATAGACTTTTTATCTAATAAATCTGATATTTTCATACGTATATCTACATAAATATCATTATTTGCATCGATATATATATGAGAAGGTGTTTTCGGAATACAGCGAACGATTAGATCGACTGTTGTGTTATCTTTTTCGCCTAATTTATAGTATAATTCGGTATGCCAAAGAGGGATATAAAACTTCTTCTCATCGTGTTCTAGTATATATATATTATTCGGTTCAAATAAATCGTTAAGTGATACTGAAATAACTACCAAATTATCGAGCGCCATTTTATTTCTCATAATTCGTTCAAATAGTGCCAATTTTTCTGCACTTATATGAAAGGCTTTATGATATGTTGTTATTATCTCAAATATATTATACGCGGCATCTTTATCTAGATCCTCAAACATCTTTAATGATATTTCGTGACAATCTTCTACAATTATTTTCATCAATGTATTGATAGTTGTAGATGTATGTTCTTTCGAAACAGATGTCATTTTTTGCAATAATGACTGTATAAAAACACGAAATATAGAAATATAACTATCTGGGTCGCCGGCGACATCCTTGGCATCCCCGGCATCCCCGGCATCCTGATTATCTCCCTCTTTAAAACCATGAGACGTATGAGCGTCGTGAGATTTATCGAAATTCAATAAATATAAATATGCAGCATTAATTTCTTTGAAATATTCACATGATTCTTCACTATTTGCATTTTTATCAGGATGATGCTTAAGTGCTAACAATCTGTAAGTTTTCTTCAAATCTTCTGATGTATAATTATATTTTAGGTTTAAAATATTACGAGCTTTTTGTGTATCCATTTATTATAGTTACTATACTATACATGTAATTTTCTAAATGGTAAATTGGTCTATAATTATTATTAAAATATTGGAAAAATATATTTGTTTTTAATAATATTTCCGACATATTTGTCTCATTTATTAAATCTTCGCGAATAAGTGTTGTTAAAATATACCATATACATTCATTTATATCTAATTCGTATATCAAAATATCATATAAAATATCTCGAAATTTCAAAAACTCGATTTTATCGGGGTTTTTTACATTTTCTATAATAGCTCCACAAATACATTCATGAGGATTTGTTAATGCGCTTATATTTGTAATTATATTTTTGATATTAGAAATGTTTTTAATATTAGAAACCTGTAACTGCTCATTGGGTGCACTCTTTATTGCAAAACATTTATTATAGTTTGAAAACTTCGGACGAGGAATACTGATTATTTGCGATTTGTTAATTATATTATCAGGTATGAAACTAATATTTTCTGTTATAATTATAAAAATTAATTTTATTTTATTCAAAGATTGTGACTGCATATAACTATAAAATATATCCAATAATTCGCTATGTATTTTATGAAAATATTTGCATAATATTATACCATGTGTATTTACACGTGTAGATACAACATCGTTTATCTGATTATAAATATCGTTCCATAAGATTTTGGAATTACACCCCAATAAAGACATATCAACTTCAAAATGAATATCGCTCATTTTTATTATAAAATTATCTTTGTTTGAAGTTACAGTAAGACGTTTTTCATATTTTAATTCACTATTACTATATCTTTTTATACATGATAATGCTTGCGTATATTTACCTACACCTTTTGGGCCATAAAAAATAATATTTTTTAAATTTTCTACTTTTGAAGGGAAAGATTCGTATAATTTATTCATTTTTGGGTGTAATGAACACTTTTTATTAGAAACAAGGTAATCGTCAAAATGTGTTTCTAAAAATTTCATCATTTTGTGTTATGCTATGCTATTATGTAATATTATTAATACTATTTAATACTATTTTTAATTTACATTTTAGATTTAAATTGTATTTTGTTTTAAATGTATAATAAACTAGGTTTTATTAATGGGAATTTATTAATTTCAATCGTATTTTTTAATTGTTTTATATCAGCGAGTAGTTTTTCTTGTTTTTGTTTATTTTTTATTTTAAAATTAATTAAGCATTGTTCATCATCTTTTAATTTTTGTAATTCATATGTTTCTAGTTTATTTTTTTTATTATCATTGATTTTTTTCCATATGTTATATATTGCATCTTTGTGAACATTTATATGACATATAATATTTTCAAGTTTTTGTTCATATTGTTTTAGTTTTAATTCTGTTGTTTTTACTATTAATTTTCTTTTTTCTTCATCTTCTTCCCATTTTTTTTGACGTTTTATATTTTCTTCTTTTAATATGATTTTTCTTTTTTCTTCATCTTCTTCCCATTGCTTTTGACGTTTTATATTTTCTTCTTCTATTTTTTCTCTTTCTATTTCTAGTCTTTTACTTTCTTCATTTTCCTTGATTTTTCTGTTTATGTTGTCTTCTTCTCTTTTTTCTCTTTCTAATTTCTGTCTTTCCTTTTCTATATTATCATGTATTATCTTATTTTGAAGGCTTATTTCTCTAATTTCTTTTATTTTTTTAATTCTTTCGATTTCTTTTCTTCTAGTTTCTTGTTCTTCTTGTATTCTTTTTTCATCTTCAATGCATGCATTACATTTTTTACTTTCATCGGTATTTGTAAATTCACGTTGACAATTGAAATCTATATAACTTGATTCATTTATATCATTTATATCATTTATATTAATTAATTTATCAATAATATCTTTAGAGTGTATCTCAACCCATTTAATATTTGAAGGACGGTTTATTTCGGCAGTTTCATGGGTATTAAGAACCTCTATCCCCAATATTAAATCCCCATATTCGTCTATTAATGCAATATCCCATCTAATATATGAATTTTGGAATGACATATTATATTCAAGTTTAACTG